TGATGTCTATCGACTTAACAAGCGTATAAGAGGACGCCGGGGCGTAGCCCCCCGATGGGTTCTCGGCCCGGTAGAGGTTGATAGCGCTTACTCTTTGGCTGAGGTCCGCAAAGTAGTTGATGAAGACTTGCACATTGAGGTACTCGTAGACATTCGCCACTGAATAGTGCCCCGGGTCTGTAGTGAAGGTCTGCTGGAGGGGGGATTCCTGAAAGCCGTCGTAGACCACCGAGCAGGTGTAGAAAAACTTCACACCCGGCTTTATCGCCCCGTCAGCGTCTGCCGTGCCTCCGTAAACCTGCATGGTAATGTCAATGTCCGGGCTGTATGTGCTGTTTAGCGCCTTGACCTCTGCATTCTCGACCTGCAATCCCGAGGGGGCATTCCCGCCGAACTGACCGAACCCAATGTAGCCCACCCACCTGGGGTTGTTGGATGATCCCGCCCCCAGTCCTACATGAACCGCCTCCCCATCGGAGGCCAAAGACGCCTGATCGCCGGAGGCTACCGTTTCAGTAGCGGACTCCTGCGTGACGGAAAACCCGCTCACGTCCATCGACGATATACCCGAGCCGTCGTGGTAGATGTAGGTGTCGCCGTCCTCAATAGAGACAACAATCTTTGCCCCATTAACCCCCGAGGCGATCTGCTCGGTATCTTGAGGGAGGCCCATAAGAGAGCCTAGCTCCCCCGCTATGAAATCGACGTTCTCGACGTAGGAGGGAGTATCGGTAGAGACATCCCGGCTATCTGCCGCCGGGTAGAAGCCCTGGAAAGTGTTGATTTGTAATTGTGATTTGGGCACTAGACCTCATACATCTGCAAGGTGTGTCCTAACGAGCGGCGGTGGATCTCTACGTAAGAAGCAAGGGCCGTCTCGAATCTGTTCTGTAGATCCGAATACTCAGCCCGGAGTGTGGTAACGGTCGTCTTGAACTTGTCTATCGCCGCAGTGTGAACCGTAGCCGCACGTTCTATCTCCGATTGGTAGCGCGAAATCTCAAGATTGAGCCTTTGCATGTTGGACGAGAACTCGGACACCTCCGCCCGCACATCCTCTCCGTACTGCGCGATCTCCTGCGAGTAGAGTCCTAGATCCGCCTCCCAGTCGGCTATCTGCGCCCGGAGGTCCTGAACCTCGTTCTGGATCGCCACCGTGTCGGCCTGACTAGCCGTCTCAATAAGGCGCTGCTGATCTAGTCTGGCCTGGTCGATGACTTTTTCAACACCCGCACGGTACTCGGAAAGGTCCTTCTGGAACTCGTTGAGTTCGTTGTCGATGTCCTGCTGAAACTCCTGAAGCACCGTCCTGGCCTTTGCGAGCTCCTGTGCGGCCATCTCCGCATCATCATCGGCAAGACGCGTATCGAAGGCCGTTACCGACGTTCCGTACTCGTTGTCTATCTTGGGCTTATCGTATTCCGGGGCCTGGAGAAGCAATCCTATCGTCGTGGGGGAGATCCCGTTGGCCGTCGCGTCGCTAGATGATATCGCCGGGGCTGTCGGAGCTGTCGGGGCCGACGCCGAAAGCAACAAGGCAGAGGGCACTGTAGGCAGCGTCCCGGAGGGCAGCGCGGAGGGCAGGTTGGATCGCCCGTCTCTTAGATCCCGCTCTTTGAGCTTCATCGCCGCGTGGAGGGCTATGAGGCGCTCAAATCCGGTGGGCCAGCCCGACACCGTGGAGTCGCTTGCGGCAATGTCCGGCAGCGTGACGCCCACAATCGTCCCCCCGGAGGGAAGGATGTATATGCTCCCTCCCTTGCGGTAGTAGACCGGAGCGGCGGTCGTGGCCTCGTAGGACTCCCCAGAGGCTCTTAGGGACCGGGTGTAGGAATCCACCTCAACGGCCTTCACGCCGGATTTATAGGCCCGTAGGAAACGTATCCCGGAGATATCGTACCCACTTCCCGAGTCGGTAAACTCCTCCTGCACCTCCCACAAAACGGATTCGGGGAGACGGGCGATGACATCCGCCGCGCTGTCGTCGAGTTGTACCTCGAGCAGCGTAGCATCATCAATCGTGATGCTCTCAAACTCTATGCGCTCTTGTATGGTCGCCATCAGTTCGCATCAAGCCACTCCTTGACCTCCTTCGCGCGCACCGGACCCATCCCCTTTACAGAGGTTAGGTTGGCCCCGCGCAGATCATCCACCGTCTCGTGACCTGCCGCTTTGAGCAGATCCTGGTGAGGCACCTCGTCGGGGATATACATCGAGTCAGTATCACGCCGGGGCTCCTCGGGTGGCTTCTCCTTTGCAGGGGTAGCCTCCTTGGGCTCCGCCTTTGTAGGCATTTCGGCGAGCTTCCTTTCGAGGGCCTCGATCCTCCCGACCGCCTCGTTCAAGAGCGGAATAACCCGGCTCATGACAGCATCGGGGATCTGGCGGTTGTCGATCTGTGATCGGTCTATTGGTTTCATGGTAATACCGTTGCGTTAAATGGAGTCTCTTCATTACCCGTGGCGTCACTGATATAGCGTACCCACCACAGGTTCGTAGCGATGTCTGTCAAGTACCCACTCCTTTAGGGGTGAGTACTTGGCGAGCTCTACCGAGCCGCCGATGAGCCCGCCCTGCGTAGAGCCGTTCATCGTGTCCGTGGCGGCGAGCGCCTCAAAGCCGACCACCTACAGCACCTTTGAGGTTAGTACAGTGATTTCTCGGTCAGCGCCCTCGGCAGAGCCGGATACGACCTTGACGTACGGGACGCCATAGAAGACGGTCGGGTCGAGTACAACCCACCTGCTCTCATCCACGGCCACGCTATAGTCAGCCCCGTCCAGATAGAGCACCGTGTAGGTGTCCCCATCGTAGGAGCCCTGAAACGTGACCGACGTACCCGTAAACGTACCGGGAATGATGAGGCCCGAAATCTGGCCGTGGACGTAGTTCTCCACCGCCGAGGAGACCGTCGTGCTCTCGCTGACGTCAATCGTCGCCGTGAGGTTCTTCGTCTTTCCTATCATGGGCTTTAGCTAAAGGCTGCCATTGGAACAACGCGGTAGTAGAGGCGCACACTGAACGTGCCGTCGCCCGTCGTGTAGTCGGTGGCCCCGTTGTTATCCATGTCGATCGCCGTGGCCGCTTCCGGCACGTACCCATCTGTGAAGAAAAAGTACAGCGATGCGTCGGCAGAGGCTTCTACCAGTGTCGTACACTCCGCAGCCGTGCCGATCTCCGCGATCTCGATCCCGGCGTTGTATGTGATGGCGAGATGGTCGGTCCCCGCACCCTGCACGAAGTCCGCCCCGCCGTGATCGTGGAAGATGTGGATCGAAATCGGCACGGCTGCCAGCCCTGGTGCGGGAGCGGCCAGAAGCTCGATGTTCGTATCCTTGAGGTTGTTGATCTCGGTGGCCGACAGCTGCGTATCCGAAAAAGCGATTGATGCCCCGTCGGATGTGCTCGCATCGAGCTGGTTAAGCTCCGTGGTCGTCGCGGTGACGCCGATGGAGTTTGTGATAGCGTCGATGAAGTCGTACATGAACCGGCGATCGCCGGGATGGCGAAGCTCGGGGACCCTGTTGTCAAGTTCCGCTTCGGTTAAAGTGGCCATATCTAGGTCTTAATATGGGAGGGGGCCTTCCGGCCCCCATGCCTGGTTATCGAAACGCAATCGCGATCTTGACCGATTCGGCGGACTGATTGCCGTCGTTGTCGAGTCGGATCTTGTACTGCGGTGCAGCCGCGTGAGAGGAGTTATTCACCGGATCCCACGCTACGACGTTGTAGGCGGTGTCTCCCGAGGTCACAATGTCATCGGCCAACAGGCCGAAGTTGCTTCCGTCATAGGAGGCCAATACCGCCGCGTCGAAGTCGCTGCTGGTGTTTGTCGCATCAACGTTGACGTGGATGGTGAATACGCCGTCTACGGGCGCAAACGTGATGGCCGACGAGTCTGTGTCCGTGGACGCTGCGCTCGGAAGCGTAAGCGTCTCCTCATAGACAGTGAACCCGTTGGCTTCGTCTTGCTCTACTTCGCTCCAAGCCATTGTTCTGTTGGGTTTATGTTTCTGTCAGTGAGGATTTAAACCAGCTTCCACTGCGAGTGAGCTTCCATCAGCTTGAGCTTCAGGCCCATCGCGGTGATGTACTCGTCCTTCTGGGCGAGCGGGTTGTTGTCGATCTTGATGTTCGTGGCGTAGGCGTTTCCACCGTACGTCTTCCCATCCGATGACATCGTGAAGTTGTAGAACACGACGCCAATATGCTGCGGATCAACAACGTGCGCCCAGCCGGCATACGGCGTGTGGCGCAGGCTCTCGTCCTTCTTGACCATGAACGTATATCCACCCAAATTCAGGCGAGAAATCTCATGCCCAAGCGTGGACTGCCCGTCAGACTCCATGCTGATCGGAACCTGCTTGCCGTCGATATTGCCGACGATGCCCGAATTGACGCGCTGGAGCCACAGGTAAAAGTCTGGGCCGCAGTACATCGTCTTCATCAGACCGTTCGGGTTGTACTGGTACGCCTTGTCCGCGTATTCCAGCAGATCGTCGAAGGTCGATGAGGCTTTGTTGATGGAGAACACGTTCTGCTGATCGCCGGAGGTTCTTCCATAACGGCGGAAGGCCGGAGCCAGACCCATCGTGTTGCGAACGCGCTTGCTGTCCGCATCGGTGATGTGGGCGTCGGAGAACGAGTCCGTCCCGCCGCCGGCCCCGTGGGCCGTTCCACCGATACCACCCCTACGGGTTGCGCGGTAGAGCTTGCGGTTGAGTTGGACCTTGTGCTCCTGACCTTTGAGCATCCGAAGGCGGGCGAGCTCGTCGTTTTCCCCGCGCGTATCGGCGTTGCGAAGATCGGAGGTGATCTCCAGCGGCGTGCGCTGATAGAACACCGAGTTCCACACCACCTCCAGTTCGTCGGAGGCTGCGTCGGGGCTTTCTCCGCCCTCTGCGCTGTTGCCACCGATCACATACAGGCGGTCGTTGTCCACGATGTCCGCGATCGTCTCCGAGGAGGAGGCCGGGTTCGAGATGGCCTTAATCACGATCTCCGTCGAGGAGTTCACGGCCTGCACGAAGACATTACCGCGATACGTGGTGCCGGTGGAGTCCCAAATCTCAACCTCCTTGTCCACGAGGGACGAGTCGATTGTGCTGTTACTCGCACCGATGCCCGTCGCACCGTCCACCGTTACGGTGTTCGTGTCGGTCGGGGTGCCACCTGAGTCCCAGGAGGCCGCGCCGTTGGCATCGAAATACTGCTGCCGCCAGCCTGCCCGGTGCTCGAACATCTTGTAGGTGGGATCGGGGGAAAGCCCCTCGCGCTTTGTGTAGCTCTCCCACAGGTCCGAAAGAAACGGCGTAGCCGCCCCGTAGAGGGCTGCGTACGTGTTCGGGTCGATGTAGAAGTTTCGGCGGTCGGTGTATAGGACCCCCGAGACCCCAAGTGTCTTGTTAGCCATTGGTTTATCCTAGTTGAATGAGAAGATGGATTCTTCATCCACAGACTCTTCTCGCGCTCCGGGTACGGTAGCACCCGGCGTTTGGCGATCTTTGTTCTTGAGCCTGCTTAGGCGATCCTCATCGACGCTGGGCTTCTTCTGCCGGTAGAGCTCAAAGAGCTGCTTGTAGTAGCGGTTGGCCGTCTGCTCGTCCTGCATCGTCTCGATGAACCCGGCTGCTTCCTCTTCGGAAGCGCCGAACTCGGTCTTGACGTGCTTGACGGCCTGGGCCATCTGCTGCCGGCGGGCTTCGACCTGCTGCCGCTGTCTTGCGACTTGCCGGTCACGCTCTGTGCGCGCCCTTTCCCGCTGGGTGAGTTGGCGCAGATAATCGTCCTGCTCCTTCTCAAAGCGGGCTTTCGCCTCGTCGTCGTATGGGTCGCTGGGCCGTGTTGGGGGTTCGGGGAAATCGGAGTTAATAACCTCCTCCCATGTAGGTGAATCTTGCGATTTCCCATTCTGCTCATGCCCGTTTGCAGTGGGGTTAACCGCCGTTTGTCCACCTCCCTTAATGTACTCTTCGATGGCAGTAAGCGCCTGTGGGTCGTCGATGTACTGGAGGAGGGGCTCGTAGCGCTCCACTTTCTCCATCCGTTCGGCTTCCTTGTCTCGCTCTGCCTTGAGCTTGTCGTACTGGCTCTGCCAATACTGCTCGTCTTTCTCGTCACCTGGCGCGTCCAAATCCTCATCCGCCGGGGCGGGGATGTTCTCCTCTTGAGGGGTATCGTCCGCTGGGGCCTCGGGGGCTTCCGGCTCTTGCGACATGAAAGTTTCGTCACTCATAGTTTGTCAATCGCATTAAGTAGCGCCTCGTTATTCTGTAGCTTATCGTTCGCCCTTTGCTCGAATAGCTCCGCCGTCTTGCGAACCCTTTGCTTGGGCTCCTCAAGCGACGCATCAAACTTTGCGAGCTTCTCTTGCTGTTTCGCGTGGTAGACTTCCCGTTCTCTGGTTTGCAGATCGCCCTTGAGGCCCTTGATCTGATCCTGTAAGGCTTCGATCTGCTGCTGCTGCTGTGCCATGGCCGAGGAGCGCTTGAGAACCCCTTCGCGGTCGAATATTTCGCTTTTCTTGAGCACTTCCACCTGGTCGATAACCCCCCGATCGAAGAATTGCAGGTAGTAGTCGAGCATTGCGTAGCGGTTCGAGGGCATTGTAGAGCCCGATACCACCACCACGTCAGCTTTGACCGTCGTGATGTCGTTGACCAGCTCGGTAAGATTTCCGTAGGCGTCGTAGAGGCCCATGTTGACAAACGCCTCCACCTCCTCCCCGTTGGGCTCAACCAGGCGGACGATCTTCTCGTGCGTGTAGACGTCCTGAATGAGATCGACGACCACCTTCGCTAGCTGATTGAGCGAGGCGTATATGTCATCTAATTTGGACTTAATCCGTCGTAGGTTGAACTCGTCCATTTGCAGCGTCCCACGGAAGGTCTGCGGGGACTGGGAGGGATCGCCCTGCTGGAAGGGGTAGAGTCCAAGGGTCTCGTGTATTTGGGCCTTGAGGCGGTCCTGGTGGATGTAGAACTCGCTGGGAAGCTGGTGGACCTGGTGGGGAGTTGGAGGGTGGTCGCCCCGGTAGGTCAGCACATCTGCTGTAGGGCGGGCGAGCTTCTCCTCGACCGAATCATCCACGCTTCCTTCCTGCGCCCAGTATTTCGTCCCCGCAACGCTTGTAGCATGGGCGATGATGATCTGCTGCATCTTGTTGAACAGTTGGATCATCGGGCGCACAAACCGGGCATCCGACATCGGATAGGGGTTGCGGTCGTGCCGGTTGTTGATCGGAACGATCGGGTAGTGCTCGGTCGGGAGGATGTATTTGTATAGCTTCACGCCCCCTAAAGAGCACAGTACCTGCACGCGCGTCACCTCTACCGTGCGCTCCCTCAATACGCCTTCATCCAAAAGGTCGCCCTTTGTGCGGCGGTAGAGCCGCGCCATGACAACCTGTCCGTCCTCGGTAGGGACGGGGATAAGCGCCGGATCCTCCCCTTCGGCAAACGCCTCGTACTGGCGCTCGAAATAGGCAACTTCACTCTCTGTAATGCCAAACTCGACCTGCCCACCCGCTTCAAAGATGTAGGCGGGGTCGCTGCGAAAGGCCTGGTACTTCTCCTCGTCTAAGACGTGCTCCTCCTCCCCCTCGTAGACGTGCTGCTCCTTTACTCGTACTTTTGAATACCGCTCGAGAAGCCGGTAGCGGTCTACGTGGTAGTTCTCCAGGTTCTCCCCGGCGAGGTGCTGATCCTCCATCGCCTGACGGCCCGTAGAACGGTCCTCAATGTCTGCGGCGGGCTGCGCCTTGGCGATCTGCTCTTTGAGGTCCGGCCACGTCGCCTCGGCCTGCTCTCGAGTTATAAGACGGGCTACCAAGATGTGCGCCGCGTCTCTCCAGAGGCGATCCCTTGATGTGGGGTCGGGGTAAACCTCTAGAGGGTCCAAATCTGTGATCTTGACCTCTCCCCTTCCCATATCAGCTACAGGGTCGGCCCACGCAAACAAGACGCCCCTACCTTTGACGTAGTAGTCTTCGATGGCCGGCTTGAGGCGCTGATTGCCGTCCGAGATGTACCAGACGTAGGAAAGGAGGCCCGAGAAAAGTTTTGCCACGCGCACGTCGGAGTCTTCCCGCGCTGTGGCCTGGAAGGAGGGCGTGCGGGCGGTGAGCATACTAACTGCCTGCTCTACCGCTTGGTGGAGAAGGGGGATGCCCACCGGGGCGAGCCCGCGCGCCTCTATGGCGTCTCGCTGCTCTTTGGTGAAGACGACGTTGTGACGGAGTTCACTGTCCTCCTGCGCTTGCTGCTCCCAATCGTACTGCGCCCCTCGGAAATCGTCATAAAGACGCTCGGTAAACAGCACGTCGTCGGCCTTCTTGACCGGCGTAGTTGGGGCTTCCACCCGCTCTTTGGCTGTCCACAAGTTGAATTTGAGCATAAACAAAAAGAGGGCAGTCACCGAAGTAACTGCCCTCTGGGCTGGTCGTTGGCAAGCGCCTATGGACTACGCGTGTGCGTAGTTAGGTAAAGTCCTAGTATAGTATATCTTTTACAACAAGTAATGTCAAGGTGTTTCTAAAACCTTGTTTTCGTAGATGTTACCCACTACCTCTAGGCTTTTTGCGTCAGCAAGATCGCATTGCCACCCATTATCATCCCATAATGTCCACTGGGGTCCATCCCATACGACACGTAGGGGGGGGCTGTCCGTGGTGGCTTTCTGAGCGTCCGCGTTGACAATGTCCCCCTCGTAAATCTCCGTGCCGCTCTTGTCTTTCAGGCCGGTGTACTGCATGAGCACGAGGTCCTCTGATGGCAGGTAGACCTGGGTGCCATCTAGAAGAACGCCGCATAGCTGCGATCCATCAAGCGACCAATCCGTCAGTTCGCCCATATCGTAAAACTGTTTGCACCACACCCGAAACTTGATCTCTCTCATGTCAGCCTCGAAAAGTGTCTGTTCACGTCGGCCTGCTGCATCTTGCTGTTCTTAAAGGTAATAATTACAGTTGCATTGCGCAAAGACTTCGCGGACTCGCACGCCTCCAGTATCGTCCCGGCCTCCTTGCCGGAAATCTTGACCTTCCTGATCTCCACCTTGGGCTCTCCCCCTGCGCTGAGTGTCATATCGTTTGCCAATCTACTCTTTGTCTTGAGAAATGCCGCTTTGGCGTTGGTTTCGCGCCGATCATATCCTCTGAATGGGACGGCTTGTATACCTTCAGTCGTCCGTAGTAGAGGGCATCTAGGCAGTTGTCCGGGCCGTTGGGGTAGTCGAGCGCCTCGTCCCTGAGTTTTGTATGCGTGGAGCGGATATACATCTTCCCAGATGAAAAAGATGGTTGCATCTCCGATAGTCTGGAGTTATCCCCCTTCTTCGCCTTAGTGGGGTGGTGCTTGGAGTGCATCCCCTGCAAATACATCGGGGGGTCCTTCGGCAGCTTTCTTTCGCCCGTCAGGGACTCAAACTTATCGCGGACCCACATCTTCACTCTTTCAGGCTCGTCGTAGAGGATCCGCTGGAGGTTCTGGTGGATAACCTGTTGAAAAGACACCCCTTCCACGGCGATATTCCTGCAATTATAGGCTAGTCCCCAGGAGGCGATGCCCCGCACCTGCTCGTCAACAGGAACGCCTTTGCGTGCGTCCATGTCGATCGACCACGTTCTCCCCTTCGCGTCGTAGCCCACGACCATATTCACGGCATCGTCGGCCCGCGAGGAAGCGGAGATGGCCGGGTCGTTGCCCAGGTAGCAGTTCACAGGGACGATCATGGGCTCGTTGAACCTCTTCATGAGGTCCGGGTCGCCTTTCGAGACTGCGCCGCCGATGTGGGTAACTTTCAAATAGCAGTTCCACCACACATCGAAGGCCACGTCCCCTTCCCAATATTTGATGTTGGAGAAGTCCGAGTTGTCGCCCGTGACCTTACATAGCATCTCCTGCACCCACTCAGACTCCTCGCCGTTGGCCCTGGCCCGTCTCCGGTCGGCCTTGAGGTCCTTCAGGGGCTTCCACGCCTCCCACAGCGCCCGCTCAGTGGGCTTGTTCTCGTCGATGATTGCTGAATAGCGCTTTGAGGCATACCCCGAACCCTCCCTGTCGAGGCGCTCTACAATGCAGTTTCTGTGCTTGGGCGTCCCCACAACGACCACGCGCCCTACCTGCGGGTCCACCGCCAGCTCCACGTCGCCGATCAGCCATTTGAAGTTCTGCGAGAGGGATTCCTCTGTCAGTGTGTTGGTCTTGTCCTCCAGGTCGTCGTTTACAGCTAGTGTGGGGCGCTGCCCCTTGTGATTGAGCCCGACGTACTGCTGCCCCATCCCTTTGCAGATGATGAGGTCCCCGTTTTTGAGTTCTACGCGCTTGGCCGTCCACTGAATCGCCGTGTCGGGTCCCCAATCACCGAAATGGACCTTGAACACCTCACTTCTAAGCAGGACGTCTTTGATCCAGTCCAAATGCTCGATGGAGAGCTCCTGTGTTCTGGAGCAGAGCACGACGAACTTGGGCGTCTTCTCCCTTCCGTAGTAAATATCCTCCAGAAAAATATGCCAGAGCGGGAAGAGGCGAGCTGCAATGGTCGATTTAGCGTGACCGCGCGGAGATATGAAGTTGACGTGCTTTAAAAGATCATCCTGTAATATTTCGGTGATCTCGACATGGAACTTCGGGGATCTGACCTTGGCGAAGTCCTCCGGTCGGACAACACGGCCCAGATAGAGCATATCCCGCGCCATGCGGCGCATCTTATCGCGGTACTGATCGCTATCTCGGTAGGCGTTGAGGTTCACTTCTCAATCTCCTTGTACTCGGCCTCCTCATAGCTAACCTCCCTGGTGCGCTTGGCTGATATGCGCCCTTTCTCCTCCCCCGTAACGGCCCGCTCGAAGTCGAAATCCACCTGCTCGGTCACGAGCGCCCTCTTGGAAAGCCCAAGGAGTTTGTCCATGCGGTCGAAAACCTGCGTGCATTCGCCTATCGAGCCGTCCTTCTTAGCCTTCTCGATAATATCTGCGAAGAACTCGAGGGCCTTGTCGGGCGTGATGCCGAGCTGCTCGAGCTTGCCTTGCATCTTCTCCATAATCTGCGCCTTGAACAGTGGTTGTCTATACCATCTCTTGAGCGTTGCGCGTGGGTTCTCCTGTTTGGGGCGGTACATCGACCCCACCTCATCAAAGTCGTCGTCGTTGGGCCGCATGTCCATCCACGGACGCTGGATAACACGCGCCATGACGCGGCTAACGAGCTCCTCAGCGGCCCTCCCAGACCTGGACTTACGTACTTCTACCTCTTGCCAGCTGCACTCCTTTGAGGGCTTTGTGCGCGCCTCGCGGAGCATCTCTTGCCAATTCTCGGGTATCTCATGGACCCACATATCTTTCGTACATTTGCCAGAAGCTATCAAAGGACATGCGAATACAGACGCTTTCCTCCCCAAGAAACACAATGGTCGTACACGGCTCGCCCTCATGGCGATTGTCATAAACGAATAGAACATCATCCAGGGTAATCATGCCCCTTTTCCACTCC